TCAAGTACAAGCTGACCGCAGCGGATGCCGAGGGCTTTGAAACGATTGCTGACAAGATCGAGGCCGCACGTGCGCGTGCACAGGCCACTGGGAAGGCTGATGCTGACCCTGCCGTGTACCAGGCCGCGATTGTCGCCTCCGCTGAGGGCGTGGCCGCAATGAACGCGCAGTTGGATGCGCAGTATGAAAAGGAGTTCAAGCTCATCTCGCTCATGCGGGAGGGCTCAGAAAAGCAGGCTGCCTTGGAAGCGCTGAACCTGCGCTATGTAACTGACAGGAAGACCGCAGCCCAGGAGTACGCAAATCTGCTCGCAGGCATTGTCATGCCAGTCTGGAACAGCGGGGATATGCAGAAGGTCACAGACGACCTCGCAGCCCTCACTCAGCTTATGACAGACTACAACCTGGCCGCTTCCAACAATGACCAGCAGGGCATGGCCACCGCACTTGCAGAAATGAACAAGCTCACAGCCGGCATGGACGAGGGGAAGATGACGGAGTACCTGGGGCTCTTAACACAGATCCAGTCCTTAATGGACAGCGGGATGAGCGAGGGCGAGGTCAGCGCCTTGTTCCCGGACATCGATGTGAGCAAGCTCATGGAGCAGACAGCCGCGCTCTCGCAATTTGTCTCAGATAACAAGGAGAGCCTCTCCAGCCTCAACACCATGTTCTCAGGCGCGCTGACTGAGGAAGTGCTCAAGATCGCAACCGACCTGGACATGACCGGTGCTCAGACGCGGTGGACTGAGTTTGCCAGCAATCCCGGCGCGATCACCACCCAGGCGGTCATTGACGGGTACTCAGAGGCAGAAAACATCAAATTGACCCAACCCCTGGTCACCGCCTTCATTGAGAAGTACACCGAGGTGCCTGAGGGCGCTGTGACCTCAGCGCTCACCCCGGAGGGCTTGGTTGCCTTTGTAGGCAGCTATGCGGAGTCCGTCCTGGGCACGGACATCAGCGGGCTTACCCCCGATAACATCACCGCGATGGTGAAAGCGTATCAGGAATTGGCCTCGGGAGCAGATGTCTCCGCGCTCACGCCCAGTCAAATCGCAGCCTACATCAGCGAGTACCTGGTCAAGGAAGGCGTGGACACCAGCCAACTCTCCCCCAACAGCCTGAGCGCTTTTGTGCTCGCCTACGAGGAAGTGAAGGGCGGCGCTTCCACTGCTGCCCTCACCCCTAGCGGCCTGGCCGCGATCATCACCGGCTACCTTGAGGCGGAGGGCATCGACCCTGGCAACCTGACCCCGCCGCAGATTGACGCCATCGTCAACGCCTATGCTGAAGCGACGAATGTGGACAAGACCGGCTTAAAGGCCGAGGTGGTCGCTCTGATCACCGCTTACCAGGACAAGGAGGGTGTCACAAAGCCCTCCTATATCCAGACCCAGGTCTCTGTTACCGGTTATGACCTGGCGGCCTACAACGCCTTTGTGGCCGCTCACCCGGTCAAGCTGGCTGGTGTGGTGCGCTTATCCAGCAGGTATGAGGACCCCACCAGTGTCACCAGCGACCCCAATGCGACCTTCTGGGAGAACGGGAAGGAGATCCCCGTCAACCTGGTCCCTGCCTCCAAGATCAACGCGAACACCCTCATGGCGTATGAGGAGGATGGAACGCTGCATGTGCTCATCACGCCCACTGTGTCAGGCAGCCCTGAGGCTGTCGCGAACGCGAGCGAGGCTGTCACCAGCACTGGCGACTTCTTTAGCGGGAAGTGGGGCCACAACACGATGAGCTTCGTCAAGATGCTCACCACTCAGGCGGCGAACTACAACAAACTCAAGGGTACTCTCCTGGACTTTGACTGGTTTGGCCTGGGCGCCAAAGGCGCTGTGAACCAGGAGCTGAACAACAAGATGTCAGGCGAAAACCTGTCCGGCTTGCAAACCTATGTTTCCGAGGTTGTAGCAGCCATCAAGGCTGGGAATGCGGTGAGCGCAGAGGATATGGAGAACCTGAGGCTTATCTTAAACTTCGTGTCCACCCTGGAGGTCGCAGGTGTTGGCGAAAACATCGTAGCCGGTATAGGCGACGCCATGGCACAAGCGGGCTGGGAGGATCCTGCAAAAACCACAGCCGGGAACCTGGAGACCGCAATCAATGCAGCGCTTGGCATCCAGTCCCCCAGTACACTCATGATCCCCGTGGGTCAAAACACTGCCGCCGGTCTGGCCCAGGGCTTTTCCGAGTACGACCTGACCCCTTCTGTTGAAACACTGGCCTTGGCCTTGACGAGCACTGCGCAAACCAGCCTGGGTCCTGAACTGCTCCTGCCCACTGGGCTTGCGCTCGCGCAGGGGCTCACTCTCAGCGTGCGACAAGGCATCCTGCAAAGCATCCCACAGGCAGTCGTCGCCATGACCACCCTGGGTGCATCCTTGACCGCCATTGCCGCAGCCCAGGGCGCTTCTGCCGGCAATGCTTACGGCGCCGCCTTTGGCCGCAGCGCGAGCATCCAGTTCTCTGCCGCAGTGCGCAGAATCAAACAGGAGATCGACCAACTCAACCTGAGCATCTTAAGAGGCTATGGCACGATTTAAGGAGAGCACATGACCAGCATGACCTTCAAGGGCGTCACCAGCCAATCCCTGGGCGTAGTGGTCCTGGGATACCCGCCCATCACCAAGCCTGCGGCACTTATCAAGACAGAGACCATCCCCGGCCGTAGCGGGGACCTGGTCCTGCAGTCAGACCCCGTGTACGAGCCCTATGACAAGGTGGTCCGCTGTAGGCTCCTCCCAGGCACAAAACCTGAGAGCATATCCTCCTGGCTCAATGGCAGCGGCCTGCTCATCCTTGGTAATGAGCCCCTATACGCCTACCAAGCCCGGGTAACCGAACAAATCAACTATGAGAAAGTCTTCCCCAGCCATGAGGCGCGGGTGTTTGAGGTCACGTTCACTGTCCAGCCCGAGAAGCGCCTGGCAGTCACCGAGGGCGATCTCCAGCTCACGGGGAGTGGCACGATCACAAACCCCGGTACCTTGCCCTCCAGGCCCAGGATCCTCATCAACGCGACCGGTGTCGTCACGCTCATGATCGGTCAGGGGATCACGGAGCTGGAAGGCCTGACCTCTCCCATCCTCCTAGACAGCGACTTGGGCATGGCGACCAACGCCCTGGGCACCTTGAACGCCAGCTATCTGGTCTCAGGCGATTGGCCCGTCCTCCTGCCCGGTAACAACCCTGTCTCCTTTACCGGTGCTGTGAGTAACTTGACCATCACCCCGCGCTGGAGGTGGCTATGATCCGGATCTTTGAACAAGGGCATGAAGACTTCTCAAGCATAGGGCTGGGCGAAATCCAGCCCCTTTCCTGTGTGGTCCGCGAGGAACAGGGTGGCGCCTATGAGCTTGAGATCGAAATGGCGATGGACGAGCAAACGCGCTATGACCGCCTCTTAAACGGCCGTGTCCTGCAGGTGCCAGTGCCCGCGATGACCACCCCCTTGATTAAGACCCTGGATGTGACTGTCACCGAGTTCTGGCGCACCAATGGCTCGGTGAAGCTCTACAGCAAGAAAACCGATGTGATGGGCACGAACCAGACCGTCACTGTCCCTGCGCAGTATGCACCGGATGAGGTCGGCACCGGCTTTGTCTTAATCCGCGCCGCTTACTCTGAGAAGCGCTGGGTGCCCAATGGCAACCGTGTCCTGCAGACTGTCAGGGCGTTTCAGAAAGTGACCGTGCTCAACAAGAGCGATGCTGTCTGGTGGCGCGTGACCACTAAGGAGGGCAAGACTGGCTACCTCAAGAAAGAGAAGCTCACCTTTTTTGAACAGTACAACACCAAGCCCGGGGACACGATCCAATCCCGTCAGATCAGGGACCAATTGTTCCGGATCTATCGGACGGAGAAGGACACCGAGGCGCTGCGCGTGCGCGCCTGGGCACGGCACATCTACTACGACCTCCTGGGTGTGGCCCTTAAGGCCTGTAAACTGCCCTCCCTGGGCGTGACAGCAGCCTTGTATGCGATCGACGAGGCCGCCTTCCCTGCTGGCCATGGCTTTGAGTTCCTCACCAACAGCGTGAAGATTCTCAAGAAATGCGACTACACCCACCGCAGCATGATCGATGCACACTTAAACCCCGACGATGGCGTCCTGGCCAAGGGCAACCTGCGCCTGGTCAGGGACAATTACGATGTCTTCTTCCTCAAGCGCTCCAGTGTCAGGAGCAAAACCATCACCTACGGCAAAAACCTCAAAGGCGTCACCATCGACATCAACAGCGATGGGATCGTTAACCGCATCATCCCCGTCGGCAAGCGCGCTGATGGCAGCATCCTCTACAAGAACAACACCTACCCCTCCGTTAGCAGCCCCCGGAACACTGCAGCCACCGAGATCCGATGCAAAGCCATTGAGTACGATGTCGAGGTGGGCGAGGAGTACACCACCTCCCAGGCCCAACAAGAGCTCCTGGCACGCGCAGAGGCCGAGTTTGAGAAGGGCATTGACCTGCCCAGCATCTCCGTCACCGTGGACTTCCTGCAACTCGGGGATACGGAAGAGTACGCCCAGTACAAAGACCTGGATCGGCTATACCTGTCTGATATTGTCCGGATCATCGACCCGGTGCACGGCGTTGACCTGGAGGCAGAGGTCACCGAGTACAGCTTTGATTGCCTAACAGGGCGCTATATCAGCCTTGGCGTTGGCGTCACCAGCGCGAAGCGTGCCATTGGCTCTGTCGGCTCCTTCATGCTGCCCAATGGCGCGATCTCCGGCACAAAGCTTGCCTTGGGCTCGGTGAACGGCAGCCGGATTGAAGACCTGAGCATCAAGTCAGCCCAGGTTGGCATGGCCGCCATTCAAACCGCGCACATCCAGGATGCAGCCATTACGCGTGCGAAGATTGATGAAGCCCTTGTCACGGTCTTGAAAGCAGACGCCATTGAGGCGGTGTCTGCGCGTATCCGGGAGCTCATCGCTGGCAGCATCACGACCGACCAGCTCTATGCGGACATCGCGCAAATCGCAATCGCCCAGCTCACGACCGCAAACATCCTTTCTGCTGACATCACTTGGGCTAACATCGCCTCCTTGGCTGCGAACATCGCGCAAATCAGTCAGGCACAGATGACGACTGCTGTCATGAACCGGGCCAGCATCGACTGGGCTGCGATCACCGCCTTGAGCAGCGCGGTGGCGAGCATTGCCTCTGCGCAGATTGCAACCGCGGACATCGACTGGGCGCACATCAAAGACCTCACAGCGGGCACAGCCATTATCACCCAGGGTGTTGGTGGCGAGCTCTTCATCGCGCGCCTGGCTGTGACCGAAGCAAACCTGGTCTCCCTGACCACAGGTGAGCTCGTCCTAAGGGGTCAGGACGGCGCCTTCTATTCCATCTCCGTAGACCCGGACGGCCAGGTGGTCACCACCTTAAAACAGGTCACAAACAACGACTTGAGCGACGTCATCCTGGATGAGAACGATAACATCATCTATGGCGGGATCACAGCCTCCAAGCTCAATGTGCAGGACATCTTTGCCGAGAACGCAACCATCGCAGCGCTCATCGCTGCCAACATCGATGTGGACACCTTGTGGGCAAGGACGGCCTTCATTGAGAAATTGAAGGTGGCCGACCTGCTGACCAATGACGCGATCAGGCTGCGGTTTGAGGGCGTGGAAGGCGATGTCAGCTCCTTGCAAACCGCCTCCAGGCTCACAAACAGCTACATCACCTTGGGCAAGCTCATTGACTCGGACAACCAGGAGCGCATGGGCATTGCCATTGGCGAGAACCTGCTGGATGAAAACGGCGAGATCGTTCAAGCGCACACTGCCGTGCGCATCTTTAGCGATAGGCAGACCTTCTACCAGAACGGTGTTGTGGGGATGGAGCTCAAGAACAACAGCATCCAGGCTGTGCGCGGTGCCTTTGAGGAGGTCACCCTCAATGGCCAATGGAAGCAGACAATCACTGAGAGCGGGACCTACGCGATCATGTGGGTGGGGTGAATGAATGGCTCAAGTAACAATTAACCTCAATGACCGCACACTTACAAGCAGTTATTGGGCTTATTATTATGATTCGGGCGTGAAAGAAATCTCAACCCCCACGACCACAACATCCAGCGCTCAGAGTTTCACAGTACCCGTCAATAGCAGTATCAACTGGGTCAGGATCTACTGCTCCCTGAACTCGCCGGCACATGGTTCCTCCATCCGAATGGCTCTGGAAGGTGATACGGCAGCGCATGCAGGATTGTTTTCCAATGGCACCCTTCTGGATAAATCCCTGTTTACAGCTGGCTTACACAGTGTGAAGTTTCGCTTTAAAAGCGGCACTGCTGCGACAACCTATCCAGGATATCCTTCTGAGAGTGGGGTGTACAACTCATCCTCACTGAGCATTACAAACATTCGGATTGTCATTGACTACAACCCGCCCACCAGCGGGCTGACCCTCAACAAAACAAGCTGCCCTGCCGGCAGCGTGATCCGGGCTTCCGTCACTGCTGCTGCCTCCTCCTACACCCACAAGGTGAAGTTTGCCATGAGCGGTGTCACCACCCTCACCTATTCCCTTGCAGCAGGCGTGGCTTACAAGGATTTCACCGTCCCCTTAAACTGGCAGGAGGCCATCCCTTCCGCAACCAGCCGGACTGTCACTGTCACCCTGGAGACCTATAACGGTTCCACCTTGACCGGCGATGTCTCAAAGACCTTCACCATGACACTCTCCAGTGATAATTACCCCAGCATCACGGCGTTCCAGGTCACACGGATCCCTGGGTTCACTGATACTGCCATCACTTCCTATGTACAGGGCTTCAGTCGTGCGCGCTTCACCGGCGCTGCAGTTGGCCTGTATGGCGCGTCCATCGCCTCCTACAAGTACACCCTTGGCACCTGGACCAGCGCGGCTGGGGCTGAGGTGGAAAGCCCTGTTCTGGTCAATACCGGGACCCGGACCGCTACTTTGGAGGTCACAGACAGCAGGGGACGCAAGTCCAGCAAGCAGCTCACCTTTGAGGTCATCCCCTATGCACCGCCATCCCTGGTCGCGCCCCTGGTGCGCAGGTCCAATAACCTGGGCAATGCTGCCGTGAACGGCACCTACGCCTATATCCGAACAGGCGTCAGTTTCTCCTCCTTAAATGGCGTGAACACCGCCTCCATGCAGGCACGCTTGTACTTTAAGGGTTCCACACCGCCTGCCTGGGAGGACCCTGCTGTCATTTCACTTGCTGAGAACACCCCTGTTGTCCTAAGCGATCTCTTTGTTTCCAGTTCCTACACCGTTGACATCCTGGTCACGGACAGGCTTGGCAATTACCTCTTCACCAGCGATATCCCAACGGCCAAAGCACTGTTAACCGGCATCTCTGCGGTCAAGGGTGCGGGCATTGGTCTGTTCGCTGAGCGCGAGAACGCCTGCACCTCAGCCTGGCCGTACTGGGTTTATGACGACCCTGTTTGCCATACCCGTGTCGGTGATGTGCGCATCTCCAGGGACCCCACCTCCCCCGCCCTCATCTGGCCTGGGACTTCCTGGTACAAGTTGCCAGAGGAGACCTTCCTCATGGCCGCAGGGGCACACCATGTGCCCGGTGGTCTTGGAGATACCGGTGGCGCGGCCACACACACCTTGACTGAGGATGAGTTGCCGCCACACGGCCATGGCCAGCGCATGTCTGGCGCGAACTATCTCTACAACCATGTCGATTCCAGTGGCAGCGGAAGCGGCGGGACTGCCACCGGCTGCGGTGACCTGCAAACCCTGCGCACAAACCGTTTGCGGATCTACACCGCTGACGCCGGTGGCGGCAAAGCGCACAACAACCTCCCGCCCTATCGCTCCTATCACATCTGGGAAAGGACTGCCTGATGTTTTACGCCTTGACCTTGGACCAAACCATTATCACTGGGGTGCACGAAAGCATCCTGCCCTTTCATGCCCAGACCTTTGAAACAAACCCGCGGCTCATGAATCATGAGGTTCTCAGCATCCCCGATCCTGCAGACTACCTCACGGGCATGGACTTACGCTGCTATGAGCCTGACGGGACGCAAAAACCCCTGGTCTGGTGCATAGAGCAGGGCTTTCTACCCCTCCCCCCTGGGAAAGAGATCATCGGCGGGGTGCTTGTGGATACCCAGACACCGGAAGCACAGGCCCCGCACTCCCTTTTGAATGCGCTTCATGACGCACAGGCCGCCGTTGCCGCAAATGATGCTGTCCTGTCCGACCTGCTCCTTTTGCTCATTGATTCGGGGGTGATTGTCAGTGTATGAGGCCCTCAACCAATACCTTGCTTCAAGGAACCTGAAACTGGATGAAACCAAGGCTGCCACCCGACGGAGCATCGCCGAGTACCTCCAAAAAGCACGGGAGGATAACAAGGCCTACCTCGCGCTTGCCTCACCAACCGCTGCTGAAAGGAACACGCAGATCGTTAAGCTGACCCGACAAAACAACCGCATCCTGCGCCTACTCTTAAACGACCTGACAGGCGAAGAATAGAAAGGGGCACATATGACCAGAAAGCCAAGCGCACAAGCCTGCGCCAACCTTGCCATGGACGAGCTGGACGGCGACTTCATCCCCTACATCCTGGGCAAGGAGACCCTGGACGGTGATGGCGCTGACTGCCAGGGGCTCATAGAGGCCATTGTCCGCGCCCTGGGCGGCCGTCTCTCCTATCGCGGGTCCAATGACATGTTCCGCAATGCCTGCAGCTATGTGGGCACCCTCAGCCAGGCGCGCAAGGACGGTCGCTTGGTCCCCGGCGCTGTGCTCTTCATTGTCCGGCAGGATGGCGGGGAGCCGCCCCAGTACAAGGACAAGAAGGGCAATGCCAGCCATGTCGGCTGGTACACCGGCGGACGATATGAGGTCGTGCACGCCAGCAGCTCCAGGGGAAAGGTCGCTGCCTCAACCCTCAAGAACGCCTGGACGCACGTCGGCTGGCTCAAGGCCCTTGACTACAGCAACAACACCACCATCAAGGAGGAACCCATGAGCAATCAAGGCACCATCTTAAGCCAGGGCGACCGTGGTAAAGCAGTCGCAACCCTGCAGACTGGCCTGCTCTCCCTGGGCATTGACTTGGGCAAGCACGGCGCTGACGGCATCTTTGGCCCTGCCACCCGCAAGGCAGTTGAACGCTTCCAAGACGACCAGGGCTTCCCGCTGACCGGGCAATGGGGCGAGGAAGAGCAGGCAGCCCTGCAGCAGCGACTGGCTCTGCAGGCGGGCAGCTCACAAACCACTGACCTGTCCGACCGACTGCGCGCCCTGGCACAGGAACTGCTCGCCCTCGCTGACGCCATCTGATCCATACTCGGTAACCTTTGTCTGGTCTCTTGCTCCCAATCACCGCAGGCGCGGTCTTTTTATTTGAAGGAGGTTTAACCATGGAACACATTCACACCCTCTGGTCCCGGGTCCAGATCCTCATCGCCGCCATTGGCGGCTGGCTAGGCTACTTCTTGGGCGGTCTGGACGGCCTGCTCATCGCCCTGATCATCTTCGTGGTCCTGGACTACATCACCGGGGTCATGCGCGCAATCCTCGACAAAGAGCTCTCCAGTGCCGTGGGCTTTAAGGGCATCTTCCGCAAGATCATCATCTTCTGCCTGGTCGGCATCTCCCACATCGTGGACCTGCACGTCATTGGCACCGGCACTGGCCTGCGCTCCGCTGTCATCTGCTTCTATCTCTCCAACGAGGGGCTCTCCATCTTGGAGAACGCTGCACACATGGGCTTGCCTGTGCCCGAGCGGCTCAAGGCGGTCCTGGCCCAGCTGCACAAGAAGGACACCCCTGAAGACTCTGCCCCGGAGACCGAATAAGCCTCTCTCCCACCCCCGCCCCGTAGGCTGCGTGCTTGCGGGGCCTTTTTTATACCCTCAAAAGGAGTGAAAGCATGACCATACCCCAGAAAGACCAGGTGCGTGCGCTGCGGGCTCGCGGTGACAGCTATGCGCAAATCAGCGAGGCCACCGGCATCCCCCTTGGAACGATCAAGGCCTTTTGCAGCCGGAACAACATCAAGCCTGGGCAAGCGGCACAAGCCGGGCACTGTGCGCACTGCGGGCAAGCCCTCAACACACAGGCGCACCCTCAAACCAAGCGCTTCTGCTCCGCCCTATGCCGCACGAGCTGGTGGGGCAAGCACCCTGACCAGCGCCGCAAGCAGGGCACTGCCCGTCTGTGCTCACACTGTGGAAAGCAGTTCTTCTCCTACAGTGAAAGACGCCGGTTTTGCAGCCACCCCTGCTACATCACTAGCCGCTTTGGGAAGGAGGCCCTGTCCGCATGACACCCGAGCAATTACAGCAGGAGTTCCGCTACCGGGTCGCCCTGGCCTTGGTCCAGGAGCTCAAGGGTGAAGGGCTGATTACCGAAGAGGACTACACACTGGTCCAGGCGCGCCTGATCCATCGTTTTCATCCTGTTCTGGAGGGTTTATATCCCAAGAATTGACTGGATACAATGCGCTTTCAGAGGTAACATGCGACCTGCCAGGGAGGTGAGAGAACATGGCAAGCGTACGGCAGGTGCTGCCCGCAAAGGCGCCGGAGCTCAAGACAGTCCGCGTTGCGGCTTACGCGCGCGTGTCCACCGGCAAGGATGCCATGCTGCAGTCGCTCTCCGCACAGGTCAGTTACTTCAGCGCCTTCATCCAGCGCCACCCCGGCTGGTCCTTTGCCGGCGTGTACGCTGACGAGGCTGTCACCGGAACCCAGGACGACCGCCCGGAGTTCCAGCGCCTGCTGCGGGACTGCCGCGAGGGGAAGATTGACCTGATTGTCACCAAGGCGATCTCGCGCTTTGCCCGCAACACTGTCACCCTTCTTAAGACCACCCGGGAGCTCAAGGAGCTTGGGGTCGGCGTTTTCTTTCAGAAGGAAGGCCTTTACTCCAACCGCGGTCAGGGAGAGATGATCCTCACCTTGCTCGCCGCCGTTGCCCAGGAGGAGAGCCGCGCTGTCAGCGAGAACTGCAAATGGCGCATCCGCAGCCGCTTCAAGAAGGGCGAGCTGGTCAACTTCCACTTCATGTACGGCTACCGGATGCACAGAGGAAAGGTCACCATCGCGCCGGAAGAGGCCGCCGTGGTCGCCTGGATCTTTGACGCCTACCTGGACGGCCTGGGCTGTGAGGCCATTGCCGCAGCGCTCCGGCAGCAGGACACACCCACCCTCATGGGCGGCGCTTGGACCGCCAACCGCGTCATGCGCATGCTCAAGAACGAGAAGTACGCCGGGAACGCGCTCTTGCAAAAGCGCTATGTCACAGACCACATCACCAAGAAACAGGTGCGCAACCAGGGCCAGCTGCCGCGGTATTATGCCGAGTGCACGCACCCTGGGATTGTCACCCCGGAGACCTTTGAGAAGGCTCAGCAGCTCATCGAGCGCAACCGGCTCAAGAACAACATCGCCTTCAAGCCGCCCATCTCTCAACCACTATCTGGCAAGGTCTTATGCAGGAACTGCGGCAAGCCCTTCTCCCGGGTCATGCGCGGCGGCCAGCCCAAGTGGCAGTGCGCCACCTACCTGCGCAAGGGCCGCGACGCCTGCCCGGCCAGGCAGGTCCCGGAGCAGGTGCTGCTCACCTTCATCTGCGACTCCTTGGGCTGGCAGCGCTTTGACGCCCAGGCCTTCCAGGCGCGGGTCGCGGCCATTCAGGTGACCTCGCCAACCACCCTGCAACTGGTGCTTACAGACGGCCAAGTGTTTGAGACCGCCTGGCAGAATCGCTCCCGCAGTGAGAGCTGGACCGCTGAAATGAAGCAGGAAGCCCGTGAACGCAACCTCAGGAAGGGAAACACCCAATGCAAACAACCCGCGTGACCCTCATCCCGCCCACCATGAGCCTGCACACCGCGGCGCCACTGTCAAAGACCGCTGTGCGCCGGGTCTGCGGCTATGCCCGCGTGTCCACGGACAATGAGGAGCAGTTGGGCAGCTATGAGGCGCAGATGGCCTACTACACCCAGTTCATCCAGGAGCATGAGGGTTGGGCCTTTGTCGGGCTCTACAGCGATGAGGGCGTCTCCGGCACCAGCATCCGCAAGCGCAAGGGCTTTCAGAAGATGATCGCCGATGCCCTGGAGGGGAAGATTGACCTCATCGTCACCAAGTCCATCTCGCGCTTTGCCAGGAACACCGTCGACTCCATCTCCACCATCCGCGAGCTCAAGGCCAAGGGCGTCGAGGTCTACTTCGAGAAGGACGGCCTCTGGACCTTTGACCCCAGCGCTGAACTCACCATTTCCATCCTAAGCTCCATCGCCCAGGAGGAGAGCCGCAACCTCAGCCAGAACGTCACCTGGGGCCAGCGCGCGCGCTTCGCCGAGGGCAAGGTCAGCATGGCCTACAAGAACTTCCTGGGCTTTGAGCGCGGCGAGAACGGTCAGCCGGTCATCAACGAAGAGCAGGCCGCGCTTGTTCGGCGCATTTATGCCCTGTTCATTGACGGGAAGACCGTGTCCGCCATTGCCAAGGCGCTCACCGCAGACAATGTGCCCACCCCCGGCGGACGGAAGGTCTGGCAGCCAAGCGTGATCGAGAGTATCCTCACCAACGAGAAGTACAAGGGCGATGCCCTGCTCCAGAAGACCTACTGCGCGGACTTCCTGACCAAGAAGATGAAGAAGAACCAGGGCGAGGTGCCCCAGTACTATGTGGAGGGCAGCCACCCGGCTATCGTGAGCCCGGAGCTGTTCGACCATGTGCAATGGGAACTGAGACGCCGGAAGGGCATGGGCAGCATCCCCAGCACCAGCTGCTTCGCCGGGCGCATTGTCTGCGGCGACTGCGGCAGTGTCTACGGCAGCAAGGTCTGGCACAGCACCAGCAAGTACCGCCGCGTCATCTGGCAGTGCAACGGCAAGTTCAAGGGCGAGAAGAGGTGCTCGACCCCTCATCTGTATGAGAAAGACCTCCAGCAGGCCTTCGTCCGCTTCGTGAACGGCTTGATCGCCGACCGCGAGGAGATCCTGGCAGGACTGCAGGAGGCATTGGTAGCCATCACCGACAACAC